GATCGTAGTTGCCGCGGTATTCGTAAATAGGGCCGTAAAATCAAGAATGCTGCCGTCTGTCGCGTTGAATCCAGGATCAATCAGCGTGATGGCGTTCGGCGTACCGCCCGCAATGCCGGCCCAGAAGATATTCTGCTGAGCGGAAGTATCGGTCGTCAGTTTGTCCCAGACGATATCGCCGAGCGCATCCTGAAGCACCTGACGATAAGTCCCGATGCCATAGATCGTGGCGCAGCCGTTCTGGTCGAGCGTGACCGGATTGGCGTTGAGGATCGTCTGTGCGGCATTTTGCCACGTCTGTTTGAAGGTATTCGTATTGGGCACGTAAAACGAGACGAAGCCGCCGGCCAGCGCTTGATTGATGGTGACGCTTGAGACCTGGACGGAGAAGCCAGTTACGCCTCCGATCGAACCCGAGGCTGCCGAAAGCGTATCGCCGACCACAAATTGGAGACCCGGATTGAGGATCGTCATGCCCGTCACGGCACCGCCCGCAACCGTGATGTTCGCCGTTGCTCCGGAGCCCGAGCCGCCCGTCAGCACCACGCCGCCATAGGTCCCGGTTACACCTCCGGTCCCCCCAATAATCGGCCCCATGAGCCCGAGCATCCCGGTTCCGGTTGTCGATACCGCAAGCACCGGCACCGAGAAACCGGAACCGGAGCCCCCCAGATTCGCATTGGAGGCAGAAAGGACATCACCAGCCGCAAAATGCGTGCCAAAGTTGGTCAGCGCGACGTTGACGACGATATTTCCGGTGACCGTAATGGTTGCCCGCCCGCCAAAGCCGGAGCCGCCGGTCAGCGGGACATTGGTATAGGTGCCATTGACATATCCGGTGCCTCCGGTAATCGAGCCAAGCGTGAGAAGCGGGCCGCTGAGGCCGCCGCTGGTGGGGGAAGTTGCCTGAAAGCATTGCTCGCCGTTAGGTAATAGGGTAGCGGCGGCACGGGCGGGCAGCACTTGTAAAAGAATCGTGAAGGCGATAAAAAGCCACGAAATAGCTTTTCTCATTGACGTTTCAGCCTTAAGGATTGCAAAGAGAGGGGGGCAATGAGCAGGGCAGTTCTCGCCGCACTCATGATCTTGCTTGTCGGACTTGCTGGCTGCGGAATGCGCTGTCTTACGTGCGAGGTTGGCGATCCCGCGCTCGCAGCCACAAACGATGATGCGACGTGTCGATCTTATGGAGTAGCGCCCGGCTCACCAGGCTATGTGCAGTGCCGGATGAATCTTGAAAACAACCGGGCGGCTTTGGTCACGACGGCGATGCCGCTGCTATTGAGGCATTGATGGATCATCTTGGAATATTTCTTGCCGGCGCAGCGGCGATCGTATTCCCGATCTGGTGGGGATGGGCACTCTATCGAGCGATAAAACGTGCGCTGAACGATCCAGAAGCGGCGCATCAGCCAAGCTGCATTCCCCTGCCAGCACTATTCATCCCGATCGCATATTTTTTGCACTTGATCGAACCGGGAGCAACATATGCCGTCCTAGCCGCATCAGAAAAGAGCCGGAACATACGGCGACGCCGTCAACGCAGGCACATTGCCGCGTTTCTGAAGCTCGCGAAGGACCTTCGGATGCGATCCAATTGCAGAAAGAACGCCCTCCCGCGACTGCCCGCTAGCCATGGCGGCTCGGGCAAAGGCGGTATTTCTGGCCCGGTCGCTTAGCTGACCGACCTTCTGGAAGCCCATGTGAGCGCCCTTGAGACCCATGAATGCAGCGGTTCCTAACCCTGGATAGCTTCCACCAAGACCAAGATAGCTACCAGCTTCCGCCATAAGCGGGCCGGCATAATTAAGGGGATTGCCGCCGCCGACCTTGCGGAGTTCAAGCGCTTTCTGTCCTGCCAATGTTTCAGCGGTTTTGCTACCTTCGGTCAGCTTGGCATTCGTGCGTGCCATGTCGGCGGCATCATCCATTGCGCGCGTGAGCCGACCAGCTTCCTCTCGACCAAAGAGAGTTTGCAGCTTTTCCCGGTTATATTCGATTTTGGTTATACCCGTACCGGCTTGGACTTGATTACGGACACCCCTGATCTTCTGATCGATGTCGGCGCGCACACCGAGCATCTTTGCTGTCTTCTCTTCCGGCGTCGCAGTCTTCATCCATTTGGTCAGAGCTTCAGGACGATCCTCCAGCCCCTGGACGCCAGAACGATTCTTGAGGACATCGAATCCCTCTTCCCATGCCTCATGGATATCCTTTGCATCCTTGAACTTCTGGCGCGCAGGGCGATATGTGCCGCCGCTGGCCTCATCGATCTGATCAATCAGTTTTTCATTCACGCCGCGCAACTGACTGCCAAGCAATCGATCCTTGCCATCGGCGCTCTTTGTGAGCTGATAAGCCATGTCGCCAAGGCGAGACTGCACATCATGAAGCCGGCTGGCATTGGTCAGCGTCTCGCCATCAGGCGTGACAAGCTGTTGCTTGAGCCGCAACAATTCCTGCTGCAACGGCGACAGCGGCAGTTTGGTTGCAGGATCGAGCATCGCTTGCAAGCCGGGCTTCACTGCATCATCGATCGCCTTAACGACTGGACTGGTATCGACCGGCTTAGCGCCTTTAAGGGCAGGTTCAATCTCCTTGCGGCCGGCATCGCGAGCACGGTTCTTGAGCCAGTCAAGCATCCCCATCACATCGGGGGCCGGCCCCATCGCTTTGGTATAGGCTGAATTGACCGCCGCGGGAGCCTCGGCCGCGCGTTGCCGGACGGCGTCTCGCACTGCCTGCGAGGCAGCGGGTTGCGCAGGATCGGCGGCAAGTCCTTGTGTCAAGGTCCGCACCTGGTCGGACACATCGGCTAAGGTCAGATTCGGATTCGCCCGCAGTCTGGCCGCTACTTCCGGCACATTCTCAGGCCCGATGGCATCCACCAACGTATTGACGGCGCGATTGGTCGGGTTCGCCGCCCTAGCAGCCATCTGACCACCCCTAGCGGCCGGAAGGAAACCAGCAAGAGCGCCCGCGCGTTCTCCCGCCTCGGGATTGCCAGTCAGAGCGGTAACTGGCCTTTTAACAAGAGTATCTATGGCAGCCGTCAGAGGCGAGAAGACTGCGCCAGCAGCACCAATACCTGTCCCGAGTGCAGCCCCTACTCTACTTGCCGGAACGCCTCCGACTTGACCGCTGAGCACACCACCGGCTTGCTGCTGGGCATATTCAGCCGATTGCTTGAATGCTTCTGCGGTTCCCTGCCGAAGTTCCGGAGCGCGAGTCGAAGCCTTGGCGCGCTCCTGAGCTTGACCGAGGAAATCGGCAATCTTCTGCCCCATCGAAGATTCAGGAATCGCCTGCGCCGGAGGCGCAATGAAATTGCCCTTCGCGTCAATGTAATGGCGGCCACCCTCTCGCGTTTCGATAACGCCAGCCGCTCCAGGCGGGGCATCAGGCCCAAGTTGGCCGGGAACAGGCTTTGGAGGAGCTTCGGGCGTGGAGGTCGGCAGTTTGAAACCCGCCGCCTCGAATAGCGAACCCGGCTTAGCCGCGGCCGGAGCTGCACCAGATGGCGCAGGAGAAACCGGAGCCGCCGCCGGCACATCGAAGCCCGCCCCACGGAAAAGGCTCCCAGCGGGGGCGGCAGAAGGCCCGGCGCCAGTTGCGGCCGGCTTTGCGCCAATCGCCGCATCGATTGCGGCCATCGGATCGGTAGATTGACCAAAGGTGCCGGTAGTATCGTCCGGTTTATAGAAAACGTGGTCGGCTATGCGGAGCCCGGGACCGGAGGCCCAATCCGGCAACGAACCGCCACGCCGCCGTCGAACGATATCGGGCTCCAGGAAATGAGTCGCGCCGCCAGTGGGATCGGGAATCTTTCCAGCGATCACGTCATCGACGACAGAGGCAACCTTCTTGTACCGATCGGAATCGGTCTTGATCTTTAGCAGTTCGGGCGCGCGCGTCTGCCACGGCTCGAATTGGCTGCGAGATAACACCACGGCAGCCGGCGAATCTCCCCATCTGCCATCCTTCAATCGATTCATGATGACGTGGGCGACACCTGCCTGACCAATAGCGGGTTGATCATCGGATTCCCCGACTACGGTACGAATCATCAAATCCCGGTCAGACTGCGAGATATCGGGCATGGCCCTATTGCTGCCCCTTCAGCGGCTTCACCCATTTCTGTCTGATCGCTTCCTGATACTTCGCTTCGAAGTCCGGAAGGTCAGACGGATCGATCTGGCTGAGGAACTTCTGTTGGTTCTCGCGATTCATCCGATTGAATTGGAATACACGCGGATCAAGCGTATTGCTCAACCGATCGACGAATTGATGATAGGAATTTGCCGGCGCGCCGTTGCGCTGCGCTGAAAGCCACAGCTTACGCGTCGTGTCGAGCGCATCCTGATTGCCCTGGAGCATGTCGATGACGCCTTCGCGGCCGTAGCGCGACATGCTGGTGGCGGGATTTGCGCCGACAACCGTATGCAGACCGGCATCTGAACCGTGGAACAACTTCGATTGATTGAGGCTGATCTGATTGGCGATCTTGTCGAACTCTTCGACGCCCTTCAGTTGCTCTGCATTGATCGTAGACGGAAGACCAAAGCGCGACGCGAGCTGTCCGAACTTCTTCTCGATCTCGACGGTCGGTCCGCCGATTTCGACGACCTTGCTGAGTTGCTTCAGATTATCGAGATCGGCATGGTATTGAGCAGTCGTTGTGCCGGTTGCCTCGATCGCGCGGGAAGCTTCGGCGGCGCCGGATTGGCGCAACTCTTCCCCAACGGCCTGACCAGTCGGTTGCGGACCTCCGCGGGCGCCCGCCTGCAACCGTTCTCCGAGAGTCTGTGTCTGCGGTTCGCCACCAGCCCCCGGAGGCGCTTGTACCAATGTGGACGCGCCCGCCGGACCTAGCGCATTGGCTCTCAACACAGCGATTGCATCGTCTCGTTGCTTGCCGTGCAGCTTCATCAAGGCATCGCGCTGCGCCTCTACAATTGCGGGCGGCAAGCCAGCCCTGACCGCCATCGCACTGAAATGACGCAATTGTTCGTCAGTCGTCCCTTTCAACGGAAGCGAACTCAATATCGAGTTTGCCGCCTGCGTCTGCATAATGCCGGTCTCAGATTGAGCACGAAACAGACCCTGTATATGCTCCAGCGCAGCCGGAAGCATTCCCGATGCAGCGATATCGGGATCGCTCATAAGCCCGGAACGGGCCTTCAGCGGATCAATGCCGTCAGGAGTCGTCGCCCCTTGAAGGGCTCTTCCTACGCCAACTCGCCCCGCCATTTCGCGGCGCATCTGTTCATTGCGCTGTATGCCTCCGATGAGATCGATAATCTGCATCGGATTGCCCGACAGCGCGCCTTGCTGCGGGGGGGGCTGCGGATAGAGGCCAACGGGCGGCGGAATAGTATCAGGCATCTTTTGCGCCTTCGATAATCATCGTAAGATGATTGTTCAGTGTAACCGGCAATTCAAATTGCCCACCAGGACCAAAAATGCGGTAGACTCCACCTTGCTCATCTAGCACAAGAGATACCATCGTCCCATTGAACATTTCTGCCGCCTTCTGTGCGCGCCGCGGATCAGCTTTTCCGAAGCTATGTATATCCCTATCAAACCAGGACGCGCATAGATCGCACTCAGGCATGGGCTGTTTCCAGTTCAGAGTGCAACAATTCACTCAAGATTTGAACTTCCGCCCGATCGATAAATAGACATCCTCGCGTGTCGCCGCGCTCCGGTTGCCACTTATCGAGATCGCGCAGCAGCATTTCGCAATGATAGCGCCTATTCCGGCCCGTCGTTTCCGTGTCATCCACGGGTGTAAAGCCCCTTCACTGCATTCATGTCGGACATATGATCATCATCCGATGAAGTCTTATCGATCTGATCTTCCGGTTGACCACCGAAAGCTTTGCCATGATGGGACAGCGCTGCAACCCTCGCGATCACGGCATTCACGAGGTGAGTCTGAAGCCACGCGCGCTGCTTGAACGGCTCCTCCGGCACATCGCCCAACTGAGAAACCGCATCTCCCGGCGAAATGATCCGATTGGCGACGAGCTTCGTCATGCCGTCGATGATCTTGGATTTCACGCTCGTTTTGCCGACCGCAGGGTCTTTCAGCAAAGCTGTAAGCTCGGCCTGGATTGCATCCATATGCCGTAAGATCGCGACTGTCTGTCCATGCGTCGGAGTAGGGGGCGCTTGCGGCTGCTGCCCTTGAGCTCCACCCGCTTGCGGTGCGCCCTGTTGCGAAGGCGCAGGCCCCATCTGCGGAGCAGATAGCGCGCCAGCAGCTTGCATTGCTGCATCGGGCCGCGGCGCTGGCGGCGGACCACCCATTGCATCCAGAACGCCTGCCATGGGTTACCTGCTGTAAATCCCGGAGAAGCTGAAGGTCGGAGCGAGCGTGCCGCCGCTCAACGCACCGCTATTGCCGAATAGCCCACCAAGCGCACCGCCGAGCGGGCTACCAGCCCCACCGCCGCCACCGCCGCCAACACTGCCACCAAGTCTTTGCATGAGCGTGCTGATCAGCGATTGCCAATGATCCTGATTGAATTGCTGTGGCGGGCTATAGCCACTCATCCCATTTTGAATGGCTGACTGCAACGGATTGGCGACGGGGGTATTGTTCGACGATAGGTAGGACGGAGAAAAACCCATTGGCTGTCCACCGGACAGCGCCCCAAAAGTATTCCCCATCTGACCTTGGCCCAGCGCCGGATGCCCTTGGGCGAGCATCCCGAGAATATTTCCGAAAGCCGGGTCCATCAGAAACCACCCGTCAATGCAGGCATTGCAGTGCCGCCGCTATAAATGCTTGGTGCCGCCCCGCCGCCACCAAGTCCGAGTTTGCCGCCCAAACCATACAGAAGGCCCGCATTGGCGAGGCCTGACAGCCCTCCAGAGAGGGCATTCGCAGAGCCCAGCGTTCCTGCCGCCTGCGCATTGCCGATGCTGCTGATTGCCGATTGCGATCCGCCAGCGAGCGCGCTGGCAGCATTGGTTTCCGTCGATAGACCGGAGTTCAGAAAGCTTTGAAGCTGACTGACGATATTGCCGTAGCCTTGCTGTGCGAGGCCGGTCGCATAATTGGCCCCGGCTGCGAGCGTATTGCCCCCCAGCCCCATCGTCGTTCCAAGATTTGTAACGGCCTTTTGTCCCCAATCCTGGGCGAACTGAAAACCAGGCATCTTGGACAGAGTATCTGTCATATTTGCGCCGGGCGTGAGCAGCGCGGTCAAGGGACCGAGGGCAGAATTAGCAATTCCTTGACCTTGAGAAAGAATCGGGCCAATCGTCTTTTGCAGCATGGCGAGCACTTGCTGTTGTGCCTGAACCTGCTGGTTGGCCGCGCTGCTGGCAGCATTCGATCCGATCAGCGCCGACCCGATCGACCCTACTGCGCTTATACCGGCTGCGATCGGCATTGAATCACCTTGAAGGTATCTCCAGTTACGTGAACCAGCGCCTCACTGATATCGATCATAAGCGGATTTCGTGAGATGATGTTCATCATCCTGTAACCAGCAAGCCGCGCCCATCTGTTGTATAGGATGACGCCCTTCTCAGGCTCGCCGCCGTAGATCATCTCGGCACAGAGACCGACCGCGAGATCGTGCGACTCATCGGCGGGATGAGGCTGATGCACGAAATTGTGCCGCTCGTATTCACGCTCAAGACGAACATGGAAAGCGCGGCCAGATTCGATCAGCGGTTCCGGATAGCGGCTTGACCAATCCTGTAGCGTTAATGCGTAGAACGCCACGTCTACCGGACCGTCGGCGGTTGGCCATATGGCCTTGCGCTCAAACCAAAACCTGCCGCCGACCTTCTGGGCTGCGATTTCGGCGGCCTTGTTGAAGGGAATCGGGACGCGGGTCACCAATGTCATGCAATTCGTATGCGTGAACATCCACCGGCAAGCTTCAATCGCCGCATCGATCGCATTCCGTCCACGGTAATCCACCAGGAAATTAATGTGGATTTCATAGATGCCGCTCGTTGGTTCGATGTCCGGCATGCAGACGATGACGCCGCCCGCGGTCGTCAGGAACACATAGCGGGGATCGGCGAGAAGTGGCGCGATGTCGAAAGGTTGTTGATCCGGAATGCTGATAAGCGGGAAGACGGATGGATCGTTGAGGATGCGGTTGATTGCAGCCGCATCTTCGGTTTCGCGGCAGAGTACCGGCTTGCCGGGGAACCACTGGACACCGCGCATCTCAGCGGCGGTAGCCTTGTGGGCGGCCGTATCGAGGTTGATTGTACGGGCGTTGGTGGTGGCGTTCATGGGAACTTGTATGCCGTTCGCATCTGTGTTGTGCCCCAGCATTGGAAGCATCGCCGTTCGCCTGCGATCAGCGGGAATGGCGCATTGACCGCCCCCGTATCAATCTTCGCCCCCAAGAACGGGTAGACATTTAGCGTGGTGCCTGACCCATTGAACACCGTGATATCGTTGCCGGGGCTCATCGGCGGCATGATCACGCCACTACTTGCCGGGACCGTCTCGACATCGTTCCAATCCGCTATCAGCCCAAGCGCATCGCTCTGACTGCTTCCTGTTGCGGTGAGCGGAGGGCTGACGACCGGGACAATCCCCGATCCCAGGCCCGTCCGATTCCACAGGGCGAGAAGGAGATAATCACCATCGACCGTCAGTATCCCGGTCTTTGGATCGACAAGAGGCCGTGTCTTTTGATAGTTCTGCTGGAAGGATTGGAAGCTCATGCCGCTGCCGCAATCGGATCGATGAAGGCCCCATTGAGAGCCCCGCACATTTCGGCGGTTGAACTGAGTTCGAAGACTGCATCACGGGCAATCCCATTGCCACGCCAGCGCATCATCGATCGGTATTTCCCCGACGATATGCGATGTTTCGGCCGGTATTTCCCGAATGTGTAGCCGCCATCGCGGGACATCCGGAAGTTAACCACAGGCGACGGTACGGCCGTCACAGGCCCGAAACCTGAGCTGAACCCCGAACTCCAAGGGCTCAAGAACTGCGTCTTTTCCGTCGTGCCGGCCCGCGTTCCGGTCTCCACATCCGCAGTAAACAGCGGATGACTGACGTATTGCAGCTCGTTCGTGATATGCGGGAACGACCTGATCCATGGAATCGGCTGGCCGGCATCGGTCAGGATATCGGCGCTCATTTCGTAGAGCGTTCCGTTGTTCCAATCGAGCGCGACGTTCTTGCCGTAAGCGAAGGCACAGAACGTGTTACGGGACCGGTGCAGGACGCCGTTGCTGTCCAGCCAGTTGTCTTCGTGCCACTGCTCGGTCGCTGCGTCATATCCCCAGGTCTTGTCCGCAGTCGGAAAATGCAGCTTGTAGAAGCTATGCCCGGCCATCTGATAGGTCGAGCCGATCGCATCATCGACACGCGGATATTTCTTGATTTCGACCTCGATGGCATGCGTCGAGATGCGCTGCGCAATGTTCTGTCCACCGCCGCGCATCACCATGTAACCGCCCTCGGGGGCGGCAGCGAGCCAATAAACGAATGTGTCCATCTTGGCGGGCGAATAGGCCGCTTGACATCCCTGCTCGATGATGATGCCCGGCACAAGCTGGAACGGAAACGGCACGGTTCCCGCGTTGTACCAAGCTTCACTTTTCTGCGGCCCAAATATCCAGACTTCGCGCTCAATCGCGACCACGCAGAGGATATTGTCGGGCCACGCCGTCTTGATCCCGATGAACAGCGCATTAAAGACGATCTGCTGAGAGAGCGTCGAATACCATTGATTGGTGCCGGGGTTGTTTAGAATGATGAAACTATCAAGAAAATCCGCGCGGGTGCTCCCCAGGAAATTCGGATCGCCGATCTGAGTGAACGCCTTCGTGGCAATGTTGATTGCATAGCCCTGCAATGAATTGTCGACAATGATGATGTCGGTTCCGTTATCTGCCATCGATGCTGGCGTGATAGCCGGCGTCTGCAAGGTACCAAGCAGATTGAACTTGAAGTCCTGATCGATGAAATAAACGCTCTGCCCAACGACGGCGAACAGATCGCCGTTAGGATCGGCCACGCCCTTCGTCGAGCGATAGAGGCATCGGCCGTTCGCTGGGGCCGGAGGAAGACTGAGAACACCAAGACCAGGGCGTGGATAGTGCGTCACCGGCATTTCAGGTTCTGTTTTCTCCGGGTTTGCCTCCGGATACAAGTTCACGGATCGCTGCGCATTGGCGATTAGCGACTGCGCGGAATAGGCCCCGGAGGTCAGCGCCAGCTTAGCCATTGATCTATGCCAGTACGCATTCTATGTTACGCGCTCTGCAACTCGCATTGCCTGAGTCTCTGGGATTGCTTGACCCATAGGGCGCGAATGCCGGATGAAGGGTGAAACTGCGCAAGACGCCGTAAGCGAGCCAGTTGTTATGGTTGCGGCGCCGAAGGTTCGAATCCTTCATGCGAGTTGCAGTTGTTTTCGCGTTTCCAGCGCAGCCCCGCACCAGATAACTTCAGCCCGATAAGCCAGCGCCGCCGCTTCCGCTTCGGTCATCGATTGATAGACCCTGTAAGGCAGGACCGGAGAATCTGGCGGATACTTCCCGAGGCACCATTCGCCATGCTTGCCAAGCCAGCCATAGAGCTTGCGGCGAAGGCGCATGGGTTATTTGGCTGCCCACTTGCCATTTTTTGCGCAGGCAAACGCGAAAAGGTTATTTGCCGTCGCCGGAAATGCTGTGGCGTTTGCCAATGCATTGATCGTATCGAGAGCGCCGGTCGAAGGATTGATCACAGGGCTCGCATATACGTTCACTGTATTCGCAGTGTTGTTTATGAGCTGTATTTCTGTTCCAGCAGCCGCGAACGGCAATACAACGCTTCCGGTCGAAACAGACGAATCGACTTCAACAAGCGCCATTCCCGTTGGAATGGGCGTCCCGGTCGCTTGGCTGGCTGCATTCGGCGCAGCTAGTCCGTTCTGGAAGAATTCGTTTTGACCACCTGCGAGCCCACGCAACCACGTTGCGTCGACTAGCCCTTCTTCCATCCCGGCAAGCGGCGGATTACCAACGGTCATCGTTATTCTCCTATGTTACCAACTGTCAGAGTCGCCGCGGTAATCGTACCCACGGTTGCGATTACGAAGAAACGCGGGCATACGCAGCGTTCCCACAGCCTGATTTGCCAGACGAATCGTATTGAGCGCATCGCGCGCAAGCGCTGTCACTTCCGGATCGGCCGGCATCTGGAATGCCGCTCGCATCCGACGGGCCAAGGTCCAGTTTAGGGCTACCTCATACTCCGGAGGAAAGCTTATCGCCTGATTGAGCGTCGTGAAGCGCGGCAGGACCGTTTTGAACCCCACATGAATCTCATATAGAGTCGCTTGCGGTACCGGCCACGGATAGAGTTGACCGACCGGCCATACCGGGTCGTAGAAAATACGCCACGGCAACGTTCCGATATTCTTGACCGTGATCCGCGAATAGTCTTCCCGCGATTGGATGATATCGAGCGGAATATCGACCGGAAACTGTGGCGGCGCGGTCGCAAGGAAGCGCACGAAGGCATATTCGAGCCGATCTGGCCGCGGATTGATCGGAACTGGCTGTCCTGCGCCGACGCCATAGGTCTGCGCACCCGTCGAAACGACTGCATAATCCGTGATCGCATAGACCAGCCAGCGCTTGCGCGCCCACTGCGTCAATATCCAGTTTGCTTCCCGGAAGGCTTTGTTGACGACAATATCTTCTAAGTCCTCATCAATGCCGACGATCCCGCCATCCTGAAGGGCGTTGGTCAGGAGCTGCCCCACGTTATCGACGGGGAACGCGCCTTCATTCGGGGGATTCGGCATCGGAGTTACGCGGCCTGTTCGGGCGCCGGCTCAACTGGCGCAGTCTGCGCCGCCGCTTCCTGCACCTTCGCTTTCAGCTTTTCCAGATTCCAGCGGCCATCAGGTTTTACGCCGACGCGGCGCGCCGCCTCTTCCCATTCGAGACGCTCCGGATCGATGGCCGGGGAGGCAGGATCGCGAGCCTCCGCTTTCTCCGTGGCCTGCTTCCAGGCCTGGAAAGCCAGAAATTCAGCCCACAGCGTGGGATCGACGGAGGCGGGAGCATTCGGCCCCGCGCCGCCTTTGAACGCATCGGTCAGTTGCCGCATCGTGGCGTTCAGCGTAAGCGCTGGATCGACTTTCTCCGGAACATAGGTCTTGCCGGTTCCCGGATTGCGAAAATCGAATTTCTCCTTCGCATACGGCGTCGGCCGCCAAAGGCAAGACTCAGGCCACTCCCAGATGAAGGGACCGCAGTTCATCCTTGCGCGCTCTTCCATGGTCGATTCGCG